TACGGGGGCCTTTTTTACTATCAAAGTTCGCCTACTCGAATCCTCTCCTGCAACTCAAACACTTCCGGCGTATTCATCGTCATCTTGTAAGACTGCAGGAACAACTGCGTTACCACAGCAAGGCTGACCTGAAGCCGCGTAGAAATCTCCTGCGTACCCAGCCCCTCCTCGACCTGCAGCCGCCGCACCTCCAGCGCCACCTCCTCCAACTTCCTCACTGCATTACCAGGCAATGCAGAATTTTCTTTCTGGGCCTCGGCTTCTACGCTGGCCTCAGTTGACTTGCGAGCGGGCATGAGCATGGTACGTCTCTACGTGTTACAGGATAGTCGCCACTGGCACGAGGATGTCCCCTACGGCCAACACCTAGAACGCGCCGCCGACATCGAACTGGAGGGCGGCACCGTCTATCACGCCAGCATCCTGCCCAAAACAAGCACCCGCCCCACGCGCAGTAGACTCAAACAAAGGCTTTATTGACCGTGCCTGCAGTCGTTGACGCCACTCTTAGCGGAGCCTCGGCTAACAGCTACGTAACGCTGGCTGCTGCCGATACCTACTTCGAGACCGTCCCCGACAGCAGCGACTGGACCGGCAAAACCACCGACTCCAAAAACCGCGCCCTCATCTCCGCCACCCGCTGGATCGACGGCCTCAGCTTCTACGGCGACCGCTGCACCACCACCCAAGCCCTGAAGTGGCCCCGCGACAACTACACCGTCGATGACGTTGACCTCGCCTGCAGTTTGATCCCCGAAGGCGTCAAGGTTGCTACCTACGAACTCGCCCGCGCCCTCGCCAACGACACCAACGCCATCACCGGCAGCACTGGCACAACCGGCATCTACGACGAGGTGAAACTGGGCGACCTCCAAGTCAAGTACAAATCCAGCTCCACCACCTCCGGCGTCATCAACAACGTCTTCGACGTCTACCCCTGGCTCCAGTCCTACCTCGGCCCCTACTGCCAATCCGGCGCCGCCAACTACGCCGTCCGCCTGCTGAGAGGTTGACATGAGCCTCATCGACACCACCTTCGCCCCCATCCCCGGCCCGCTTTTGACGGACTGGGGCTCCGACATTACCTACATCAAGGCCGCCACAACCGAAACCTACAGCCCGACAACCGGCCTAGTAAGCGGCGCCGAAGTCTCCTTCACAGTCCGCGCCATCATCACCCAAGTCAACCCCGAAGAGTTCGACAGCACTTACCAAACCACCGACCTCAAACTCATCATCGGCAACACCGAGCTTGGTACATACGCCCCCAGCATCCGCGACCGCATCGAATACACCGACAACAGCACTACGAAAACCGCCCGCATCATCAACGTCAAAACAGTACGCGGCGACTCCCCCATCTACCACACCCTCATTGCGAGGCCCCAATAATGGCCCGTAACGGCATCTGGAACCTCATAAAAGAACTGGATCAGGTAGCTGCTACGACGGTCTACAACGGTCCCAAACGTGCTGCCGAAAAAATCGTCCGCGATCTACAAACACGCGGCCCCGCATGGTCCGGCAGTTTCTCCAACTCCTGGCAAATCGCCTCCCCAACGGGAATCCAAGGAGGCACCGGAGCACCTGGCAAACCCCAACCTATTTACACTCCTGCACTCAGCGGCCAGCAAGTGGTGCGCTCATTTCTAACCAAAAACAAAATCGTATTCACAATCAGCAACTTCTCTCCTTATGCCGATGTAGCTACTGACATGGAACCGGGCTTCTTCATAGACCCGGGCACGAAACCGATTAACCCCATCGAAAAAATAGGTGAGCGCCAAAAAGGTATTCGAGGCTTGTTAACCGGCACAGGCGGAAACAGGCGCACCGCTCCAATGGACTGGTTCAGCATCTACCTGCGTGCCGGTGCTATTGATAAGGCAATCGAGATCGCCATGAGACGCCGATGAACTACCAGAACATCCGCGCCGTATTCGAGGCCCCACTGCTGACGGCATACAACACGCTGGTGCCATCCGTCCCGGTGTACTTCGACAACGTGATGAACGACGGCGCCGACAGCGCCGAGGAGTTTGTCCACGTCAACATCCAATTCGGCCTAACAACCGAATCCAGCCTGACAACCAATCACGAATACGTGCGTGGTGTAATCGTCATCCGCGCCTACACCCCAAAAGGTAAAGGCCCCGCCCGCAATCAAGAACTAATCCAAGTCGCATACGACATTCTTAAGACAATCAATGACACGCCTAAGCAATCAACAGGCATTTACACCCGCACCGGCTCAATCGAAGGCCCCTCGTTCAGCCCTAACTTCAGCGGCACTGTCCCCGATCAACAATCCCGCCGCGCTTTTACGCCATTCTTTATATCTCGCATCGAGACCGGCTTCCAGGCAACCATCACAACTTAATAGTTCCAATCACTGGAGCTAACCTGTACTAAGCCGGGCCGTGCCCGCGTCCACACCTCTTTAGGTACCTCCCATGGCCACCGTTCTTTCGGGCACCTCCGGCGCCCTGTACTACACCCCCGCTGGTACATCTGTTACCACGCTCGTCGCTACCGCCTTCCCCGCCACCGGCTCCAACATCACCGTTGGCACCTACCTCGGCTTCAAGGTCAACGACCCCGTGACCCTGACCTACCCCGTCGGCGCCACGACCACCAACGCAATCGCCGCTGGTGCGTACTTCGTCAAGACTTACGTCCCCGCCACCGGCATCATGACCATCAGCTCGACGGCTGGTGGCGCTGCCGCTACGGCAACCGCTCAACCCTCCGTGTTCGGCGCGAACTTCGCCAGCATCGTGTACACCGCCCCAGTAGCTGTGGGCAGCGTGCGCGACTGGAGCTTTGAGATCACCCGCTCCGAGATCGACGTCACCACCATCGGCCAGACCCCCGGCCAGTACGCCCCCTTCCGCAGCTACATCACCGGCTTTGCGGACGGTTCTGGTACTGCCACGGTCTATACGACCGACGACGACACGGCACTGTCCAGCCGCATGATCGAGGATGTGGTCCAGTTCAACCAAACTGGCGCCACGGTCAAGCTGTACATCGACCGCATCTCGGTCAGCGGCACCGTGAACGACACCCTCAGCCGTTCCATCACCGTGCCCGTGATCCTGACCTCGGCCAGCCTCACCGTCAACCCCGACGACGGCCAGAGCGTGGAAATTGCCTTCCGCCCGAGCGCTGCCCCCACCTTCGACCTCTACAAGTCCTGATAACCTGCTGGTGTGATGGATCCCCGAACCCCGGCTCTCCCGCCGGGGTTTTTTATTTCTACTCCGCTACACTAATGCGTGACCCATCAACCTAGCCCATGGCTGCCTCCGCACCTCTGAGCCCACTGGAACGCCTCCGCAAAGCGGCCAACCTGGAACCCACCAAAAAGGAAGTCGTACTGAGCGACGGCTCCGTATTTGAGATGTGGGTGACGCCGCTGACCATGGCCGAGCGCGAGCGTGCCCAGAAGCAGGCCAAGTCCGACGACGCCACCGCCTTCGCCATCCAGCTGCTGATCAACAAAGCCTGCGATGACACTGGCGCCCGCATGTTCAAGGCCGCCGAACTCGACGTGCTCAAAAACGAAGTCAAGGACAAAGACCTCCAGGCCCTGATGCTGGCGATCCTGACCGATGATTCGGAGGAGACCGACACCAAAAGCGTTTGAGGCTGCCCTCAAAAAGGACACCTACCTCCAAACCCAGTTCTACGTTGCCGAAAAACTGGGCCTGACCTTGGCTGAACTCCGCAGCCGCATGACCGAAGACGAACTACTCGGCTGGAGCCTGTACTACAAGATCCGCCACGACGCCGAGCAAGCCGCCATCGACAAGGCCAAACGCCGCCGCTAACCCGGCGGCTTTTTTACGGCGTAAACTGAAGTACCAAGCCAGCACGCCAACACCGTGGCCTCTTATAGAGCGGACATTGAAATCGGTGTACGCGGTGTACGGTCTCTCGAAGAACTTCGCTCAGCAATAAACCTAACAGGCAGAGCAGTAGACAGCCTAAATGAGGTTGTTGGTGCGCGAGGAGGCTTGGTACAAAATGTACAAAATTATACAAACAACTTAAACAGAGCCGCCCGTTCTTTAGATCTAGTAGGCGCGGGAACAGAAGCCGAAACGCGAGCAATTCGGCAGTATGTACGGGCTCTTGGAGAAGCAAACGAAGCTAGAGCACGGCAAAATTCACTGGTAGCACAAGAAATAGCTAATCAGCGACGCATAACCCCAGGCACTGCTCCATACGGGCAGCAAATGCCTGCGCTGCCCCCCGCGATGATTAGGGCGCAACAAATACAAAACAACTGGAACCGCTTTTTCCAAGAAGCAGCTCAAGTAGGTCAAGACCTACAAAGTGGTGCAGCAGCTAAAACCTTAAACATCAAAAACAACTGGAACCGCTTTTTCCAAGAAGCAGCTCAAGT